TGAGTCCTATCCATGAAATCGAAAACTAAAGCAAAGTTATTTTCACTAGAAGTATTTTTAAATAAAGAGGGGAACGTCGAGATGAATTACGAAGCACTTAACCCCGACACATTTGAAAAAGAGATGAACATTGGGTTGCCCGTGTATAGTGGAACAAGTCAAGTTGCATCTTTACTTCGTTATTTGAAGAAATCTGCAGATGATATTATGAGTGGTTCAGGTAACTATATTTAAACTGTTTTCTTGCCACTTTTCTTTTGTCTAAGAGCTTGCTTCATAGACTCTTTTTTGTCGCCATCCTTATCAAAATCTAAATAGTCTGGCTTACCCCCAGTGTTACCCCCGCCTGCCATCATCATAGTCATTTGAGCGTTAGGCTTTATATTCTTTTCTTTCATGTCGCTCATCATAGGCTTTCTCATAGCCATACCCCCACCATACATTTTTTGTGGGCGTTGTCCATTGTTGTACATCTTCATCTTTTTCTCCGCTATTGTTTAAATTTTGATAAATCGTAAACTGGCAACTTTTGACCAGATCTCATTTCGTCTTCTGCTGTAATAGCACCTGAAGCTAAAGCGTTGGCCGCCATTACTGTTAGGACTTCTTTGAGTCTTAACTCCTGTTCCTCTGTAAATTTTTTACCATCAACAATCAAATCAGCCATTATACTTGCAACTTTAGGATTTGTTATCATCTCCTTTAGCATTCTATGCTCAGACATTCTTATGTTTTGTATCAAAGCTTCTGTTGCAACGTACTTTGGACTAACCACTTGTCTTGATATAGAGTAAAATCTACTTATATAACTCTCGATAGATAATCCTCTAGGCTCTCCAGTGATTCTTATATCGCCTGTTCTTCTGCCTATTTGTCTTTTTCTATTAGCCATAAAAGTATTTATACGCTTCAAGTTTTCTAAGTGATTATCGTCTATGTATCCTGACTGCTTTAGATTGGCAATCAACACATCAGAATTTTCTCCCTCTAAAAAGTTAGTCAAGGCATCTGTATCCATGTTTGTGTCTTTAACAGCTTTGTAGACTGTCTTACCATTTTTGTCTGTTGTAGGAATTATTGTTGTCGTTCCTGTCGGTTTGATTACAGTTCTAGATATGTGAGTAGAGACTATCTCTTTTACATAACTATCAAACTCGGCCGCAGTCATTGTGGGTAATCTATCTTTCCCTTGAGAAGAAGTCATAGCTGTTTTCAAAGCTTTTAGGTCTTGCAACCCACTAGGCTTCGATATAAACTTTTCAAAGAATGCAGCACCACTTTGAACCCCACCTATATCTTGCAACATTTTTATCTTTTCACTTGCTTCTCTCATAGATTTGTAAACTGTTGCAGAATCTTTCCGTAGATTTTGCTGTAATCCAGAATCTATAAACTCTTTTTTATGAGCTGCTTTAAGTTTAGAATCACGCTGTATTCGTGAACCTAATTCTGTAATGGCATCAATAGATTCATAGTAGTCAAAGGCAATAGCAGATGCAGGATCATCAGAGCTTCTAAACAAAGTTTCTGTGTTTCTTCTTAACTTGTCAATAGCATCTCTAAGTTGAACAGGATCAGATATTTCGGACTGTAAACGTCTAACTTCTTTTTCAAACTTTATACTAGAGATTTCTTTCAAAGCTTTGAACATATCACTGTTTGCATCAATAGAATAATCTTTAGTGTTTTTGTTGTATCTTCCATACATTTGAAGAAGATCACGACGTCTGTTTACTATATCATCATCACTCATATTTGATATTTTTTGTAAATCAAACCAAGTGCTAGGTTCATTGCCTGACGCCCACTTTTTACCACCGGGAGTTTGTGCAGTATCTCTAGATGCAACAATCTCACCTTTTCTTCTTACAACTGTTGCACTTTCAGGATTACTCCAACTTGCTACATTTGAACCTTTAGTTAGATATGGTGTTGTATACTCATCTTGATATGCTAATCTCATATTTACAAGTTCGTCGTTTATCTGTTTCAAGGCACTATCAGATATTGGAACTCCTCTTGCATCAACTACCTTGTCAAATAATCCATCCGCAGCTTCTGCAAATTCACCATAGACTTTTGAAACTGATGTATTATTAGATCTATGTGCTTTGTATGATTTTGCACTCAAGGCAGAATATAAACGTAAAGTTTCTTCCATGCTTAAGGCTATTCCTACATTTAAATTGTCATTTCTTATAGCATAAGCAATTATATCCAAATCTGTTATAGGCTTGTTCTTCAAAGCATCGGGCAAGCCTTCACGTATCTCATCCATATACCTTGTTCTGAGTTCAACGTCACCTGTTGCTTCTATCATGGAGTCTATTGTTTTTCTTGCACCACTGTTTAACACAGAAAAAATCTTAGCTTCGTCACCACTTGTCATTAGTTGACTAGCTAAACCTTTGCTTGCCCTGTCACCTGCTGTTAAGTCATCAAGTATCTTAAGACCTAACTCTGATGCGTCAGTGCCAAACTGATTTCCGTATTTTATATCGAACTCTTGAAAAGGTATTCTAGCTCTTGCCTTCGCTAGTTTTCTTTGCATGACAGCCATTCTACCTAAAGCTGCATTCTCATCGTTGTATTTACCTAACTCGATTTCATTCACACTCGGAATGTTTCCTGATCTATCTCGTATGGTTGACTTCTGATTGCTGATAGTAGCGTGAAACTCTTTGTGTATACTATCTTCAATTAGTTTCAAATTCTGCCTACTTTGTTGAACAGATTTCACATCCCCTAATAAAGATAACTTTAAAGTGTCATCTAATAAGGAGTCAGCCATCTCCATAACATCTCCGTATTCTGCTACAATAGCGTCTTGAACACCTTTTATGTCGTGACCGTGCAGATAAGACTGCAGGAGTTGAGCTTTAGATTTGACATAAGAGTCTGCAATTGCTCTTAACTCATCTCCTTTTAGCTTTGTATCACTCAAAGCTTCTGATATCTTTCCTGTAAACTCTATGATAGCAGGGTTGTTCTTATCAACATTTAGACCAAGAATTTTATTGAGTTGTAATTCAAGAGACTGCATAAGCTTTGTACGGCTATTTTGCAGTGATAGAAAAGTCTCTTGTGTTTCTTTGTCGAAAGCTTTTGTTTGACTTACAGAGTAGTAAAAGGAATCTTCTAGTGCATCAAATAAAGCAAGACCAGACATGTCTGCAAATGTGGTTTCTAATAAATCGTCATCTATACCTGCATCCACTAAAGATTTTCTCATATCTTTGTAGTATACAATATTTGCAACAACTTGATCCCTAATCTCAGGAGCTAAAGAGTTTATTCTTTTTGATAAGTCGAGAGCTAATTTTCTTTCACTTGAAGTAAATTTTTGTCCAGTGAGAGGATTAACACCATCAAGAACTGGGTTTCTTAGTGCTGTTAGAATATCCTGACTGGTTGTTCCTTCTTCAAAAGCACCACTCTTTCTTAGGACACTAAATATATTAGTCTGATTGTAAGCATGTCTGTTTTCCAAATAAGAACGCATTCCCAAAAGATTGCTTCCTTGCGTAAAATTTGCAACGATCAACGTTCCCATACCTGCGAGGTATCCTATTTGAGGGTCTATACCAAAACTTGTGTTTAATTGCTGCCCAGTAACTGCAGCAACTGTCGCAAAGAATGTGGTGTCTTTAAACATGTCTCTCATGTATTTAGGCACAGAACTTGTCTGCTCTGCCATACGCACAAACATCTCAGCTTCTTGTACCTGTGCTTTTAATTTAAATATCTCTTTTGTGTTTAGATACTCCTTTTTTAAAAGAGGAGACATAAGTGCTTTTGCTTCAGGATCAAGAGCTTTATATTCTGCTCTTTTTGATTTGATAGCATCGGCTAATTGACCACGTAAACTTTTTAATCTGTCATTTGCTTCTACGACTAAACTACGTTGTTCTACAGGCTTTAAGGATTCTGCTATGTCAGCACCTTCCTTTAATTTGTTTTTATCTAAATATGTTTTTAGCCTGTTGTATATAGGAAGCCTTGATCTTCTTTCGTTGAGGAACGCATTTACCAGTTCAGGACCTTTTAAGTTTTTATTATTTGCTTGAAATAATTTAAAATCTTGTTCAAATAATTTCTTTGCACCTTTTTGAGTAATTTTTGCAATTGCTACAGCTTCACCTAAAAGTTGTGGTGTAACTAAAGTTATAGCGTCTGCAGCGTCAGAGGTATAGTTTAGTATTTTATTTGCTTGTTCTTTAGTTACAAGGACATTATCTTGTGCTAATCTTTTTTGGTAAACTTCTGCAGCATCAGGACCTAAGAAAGATCTGATCAAATCTCTACCTTTTTCAGCAAAAGGATTAGGTATGTACCATCCCTTTCCTTGAAAAAGCATTTGGTATTGATCCTTGAAAGTTGCTTCTCTGCTTGCAGCATTGTAAAGATTTTTAAATCCATCGTAAGCTAACTCGCCACCCGCACCGATACCTGTTATAATCAAGTCTCCGATAGCACGTGGTATATCTGTTGCAAGAGTTACTAATTTCTCTCCAAGTATTACTCCTGAACCTGCTGTATCAGTCTCTTTCTCTTCGGGCATCTTGAAGTTTAAGTCTACTCTTCCATAGATATTTCTATTAACTAAAGATGCTTTTGTTTTAGCTCCCATGTTAGGAAAGCTTTCATCTAAAAATCTAAGGAACTCTTTTGCTCTTCTTCCCGGACTTTCTTGATAGCTAGGTAGTAATCTTCCTGTTTTGGGATCTTTTTTGTAGTACTCCATGCTGAATGGTGCAGGTGCTTCGGTAAAAGGGTTAGGCATTATGGTCGGTCGTACACCTTTAGCCATCTCAGATTCTATCTTTTCTTCTATGTTGCTTCTTAGAACTGTATCTATAAAATCATCTGTATTATATATTCCTGTTGTTTTCTTTTGCCCATCTTCGTCAAGTTCTGTGTCACTTCTACCTAATAATAATTTAGGTTGATATTGATTAAATAAGTCTACTTTGTCTTGATACGGCATACTTTTATCAAACTCTACAGCTTGATTATTACCGAGAACCATAACTTCGATGTCCTTGTTTTGCTCGAAAAAACTCTCGTCAAAATATTCACCATAGTTAAATACTTTATTTACAGTAAGCGGATTAACAATAAGTTGTCCGGGTTGATCTCCAAATCTAACAGATTCTTTTGATTCATCAGTTAATCCGAGAGATGCGTCTGCCATAGCCATAGCACCTTTAGGTGGTCTGGTTACAACAGTTTCTTCTATTGTGGTATCTGGAAATCTACTTGTATCATTTTGATTTTGTGCCATAAATTAACCTTTTACTATTTTGGAACTGTTAGAAATTTAGGAACGTTTGGTGTTTTTTGTTTTGATATAAACTTTGGATTACGTATAAATTTTAGATTTACATTAAACTTTCCTGCTTTTTTACCTTCAAGTCTAGCAATCGCATAATCTGCGTAGTTACCTCCTCCTGCAAAGTCAACTCCAAAACCTTCGTTTGTCTTTTCTAGCAGATATGATACAGCAGCGGCTTTACCGCCTTTTCTATAACCATCTTGTATAGTCGCTACGTCTCTCATAACAGACTGAATAGTTTGCAAAGATTCTATTATTATATCTTCACTACTATCATATTCAAATTTCATAGCTGCCATCATATTTTCAATATCTTGGTCAGATATGGTTCTACCTCCTGTACCACCTTGAAATGCAGAAGCCATAGCGTAAGCTAGATTGAACTTCATAAATTCAATACGAGCTTTTCTTGCATTTGAAGTTAACTGTCCGTCAAGACCCTTCTGATTAAAATTCTTTTGATATTGTGCTAATTTATTTTGTAATCTACTTCGTGTTGCTTGGTTCTGACCAAAACCTTTTTTGTCAGTCGCCCATTCTGCTAAACTGGTAAAACCTGCAAATATACCTGTACTTCCGAAAAAACCTTCTATTGTCTTTCCAACACCTGAAACAAAAGGCTGTATTGCACCCCTACCTACAGCTTCTTGATTTTTTCTAAACTCTATTACCATTCTACCTGCTATACCTGCCGCTTGATTTGCAGCCGATGCTTTGACAGCAGCTTCTTCAGGGTCTATCTTATACTCTGTTTTCAAATGATTGCTATGTTCATTTCTTATAGCATCATCTCTTGCAGAACTTGTCGTATAGATATAAGGTTTTGTTTCACTACTTGAAAAAGATGGTACAAGTGTTTGTAACATATTGGCAAATTGATCAGGGGTCACACCACTATCATACGCCTTTTTTCTTGCTTGAGAAACAAACTGAGGGTACAATCCTAAATTTTTTAAATCTAAACCTTCACGTGGTACTGCACCTTTTAATTGTTTGTATATATCCCATATCACTCTTTGTTTTTTTACATCTTTTAGTTCCTCACCTGTTCCAACTTGCCAAGATCCAAGTAACTTTTGATACGGAATATTTAATTTTTTAGCGGCATCGTTAGCTTGTTCAATTATAAATCGACCATCCTCAGATTTAAATACACTCTCAGTGAGGTACGGAATATGTGAGTAATTAATGTAACCATCTGATGTTAACTTTTTCTCAGTTAACAGTCCTAATTTTTTGGGGTACTTTCTTTGAAATCTTTCGTATTCCACTTTGTAAGAAGGTGCTATAACATTTTCTATAAATTCTTTTCCATATCCTTTGCCTAAAAACTGTTTGTAAGGTATAGTTATATCTTCATGCTTAACAACTTTTACGGTGTCACCAATTTTTTCTTCAATTGCACTTAGCTTAACAAAAGGTTGTACCCTGCCTTTAAGGAAAGTATTTAGTCTTTGTATTTTGGCAGCACCGCCTGCTTCTTTTTTGGCATTGTTTATAAATCTTTGATAATTATTTGTACCTAAGACAGTAACCATATCTGTAAGATTACCTTGAGTACGAGTAGAAGCATCTTTTAAATCAGACTCAGTAAACATAAGATTAACATCCCCTGATTTAAAGTACGTATACTTACCTGCGTTTGCTGCATCAGCTTTCGCTTTGGCAACTCCTGTAGCCTTTTTTAACTCATATTCACCTTCTAGTCGAGCAAGTGCAACCCTTTGAGCAAACTCTGCTCCACCTTTTATAAAGGCTTTAATTGGTGTGAATCCCATTTATACCTCTTCTGTTTCTTCTATTTCTTCTTCTATTTGTTCCATCTCAGCAGGCTCACCTTCTAGTTTTGGTGAAAGAAAAGACTGATCCATATCGCCCTCTTGATCTTCCATCTGTGCCATAACTTGTAGGGTTTCTGGTGAACGGTCTTGCATAATATTCATGAGTTGTGCTTCGTCAACATTTCCTTCTTCGACAGGCATACCATCTTTGGTGTTGAACATCTTGGGTTGTATATCGTTCTCTACAGCTAGTCCTGCAAGATACACAGCAATAGGTGCTTTTATAAGCTCTGCAACATCAGGACTGAAGTTACCTGTTGCAAAACCTCCTATACCTACGCTGTCAACTATTTCCTCTATCGATACACCTGCAAGCATAAGAGACAGCATGTCATTTTGTACTGTTGGAACTTCCATTTGATCTATTATAAAGTCAATGGCTTCTTCAGGATCAGCGAAACGTGGTGGCTTTTCCCATGCCCATTTACCTTGCGGCCCAGTCAAACTGTGACCGGGGGGTGGTCTGTTAAATCTGTCCAGTGCTTCTACACTAGTATCTGGTTGAGGTTGTTGCATCATGAGTACACCTGCTTTGGATTAATTCGTGATTTTATGTTTTTGAGATCCCCTGCCTTTGCTAAACTGATGTTTCTACCTACACGTGGATTGTATTGCATTGCTTTACCAAACACAGCGTTTATCATCGGGTTGCCTGCAGCAATCTGTGCCTTACTCATAAGTCTTTCGTTTGATAATCCCGGAACGTAGAACTGTGTTGCAGTTGCTCTTACTGGTTGCACAGATGCAACGGCAGGTGCAGATATTCTTCGTGGCATTGTTGTGTTTGCTGCTTGGGATAATGATCCACCTTTTCCAAACAAACCTTCGTATGTGTACTGTGCTACACCCTTTGAGAACGATTTAAGTGGACTATCTGATTTTTCAGGTAGTATGCTGTCAAGAAACCCTGACCCCGTACTTTTTACAGATCTACTTACTGCCTTTTTCCCTGTTTGTCCTGTTCCTGATGTTGCATAAGCTACTGATCCGAAGAAAGCTAATGCAGGTAGTAAAGCTTTAAGCATGGTTACTATCTCCCTAATAATCCAAATATGCCTGCCAGTGTTGCTCCCCCTAACGCACCGTACATGTCGTTTTCACTTTTCATCTCGTACATGTCAGTCTGTGCAGATACTTCCATAGCAGTTAAAGCTAATTGATGCTCTCGTTGCTTTGCACTTTCAGACGATGTAAATAGCCACGATGCTTCATCCCTATATCTCTGCCACAGGGCATTTAGTGCTGATTGGCTAACATTCAATGTGTTAAGTGCGTTTTGCCTGTTTGCTTCATTTTGAGCAGCAGTATTCGCAGTGTTTATGTTTCTTCTCCACACAGCGTTAGACTGATCTATCTGTGTTTGCATATTTAAGTTAAATTGTTCACGTTGATCATTCAAGCCTTGCACGTATCTTGCGTTTGCATTGGCTTGATCTACGTTGAACTGCTCCATAGCAGCCAATCTGTTTGCGTTAGACTGCTGTATCTGTCCATCAAGCTCTGCAAAGAACTCATCAATCTGGTTTTGAGACTTTGCGTTAAACTGGTCTGAAGCATTTTGTGCCGCAGCATCAGTAAGTAAAGCTTGTAACTTACCTTGATAATCTATTGATTGTGTCTTTTGTTTGTTGTCGAGGTTAGCCATGTCTATGGACAGAAATGACTTGGCATTATTTACGGCCGCAGTCATTCGTGAGTCAAGATTAGCTTTGTCCATAGCCGCAAAAGTCATGGCATTTTGCAACGTTGCCTGTTGCTTGTTGTTCAAGTTTTGAAGTTGTATTGTTGCGTATCTATCTGCATCAGCTTTCGCTATGGGTATGCCTGCTTCAAATATAGCTTGTGTGATGGCTGCAGAAGCCATACTAGATGCTCCAAGACCTCTTTGTTGCATGATGCCACTTACTGCTCTTACAGCAGGTGCAGCCCAAGCAGGTAGTGGTTTGCCTTCTTCTAAGCTTTCATATAATTGCGATAATTGATACTGGACAGATGCTTTGGGATCTAACTCTTCAGTTTGACCTACAGCTTGAGATTGTTCAGATACTGCACCTTGTACATCTCCAATCAAAGACTCTGTGGATAATTTACCCTCCGCAGCAACTGCTGTAGGCGTGTTGCCTACAAGGTTTGCAGCGTATGTATTTGCAACAGTTTTTGTAGATGTAGGAACAGCGAGATTGTCTTGAGACGCTGCTGTTGTTGTCATATCAACCTGTTGCAATCCTGTAGGAGCAGTCAGCAATTCGTCTTGTTGTACTTCTTGTGCAGTAGGTCGTATTTTTCCTGCTTCAGGTATGGTAGTATCTGTGCCTTCTGCTTGTTCCCCTAGACGCTCAATAAGTGTTTCACCTGTTACTGTAGGCTCGGTTTCGTCAGGAGAAGTTGGTTCTTGAGGACTAGTATCCTCAACAGGAAAAGGGAGTGTTGTAAATTGATCTTCTTCTGCCATATCTTTATCCTTACTTCATTACGATTGCAACAATCAAAGCTACCACCCCAAGTGTACCCACCATAGACATAGCTTCTATTCGCCACATTCTTTTGTCTAAGGTAGATAACTTGTCGTTGACTGCTTGGTATCTGATGGCACACTCTTTTTCGTGGGCGTCAAGTTCCATTTGTACTTTGAGTTCAGGTTGCATCTCTAGTTTCATTTGTTATACCCAATCCCATTGATAACTGTACCAACCAGTTACTATTGTTTTTTCTTTAGTTTTAGAAACTTGTCCTCTGTGTGTATGAGTCCAGTCTGAGGGCCATATTAAAGTTTTGCCTTTTTCAGCCTTTATAACTTTGTTATAGTACAAAAATTCTGTACCGCCATCTTCTACATCGTTAAGATAAGTCATAAATACCAAACATCTTTTAATCGCAGTTGATAAAACACCAACTCTTTCACAGTGTTCTTTTTTAAATCCACCCCCTATTGGATATCTTTGTATATTATAATTTTCTATTATATTAAAACGCTGGATATCTTTTAAAATTGGATAATCTTCCATGTAAGATTCTAAAAATTTTTGTAATTCATCTCTATATTCACCGAAAGGACTATCATAATATGTTGAATTAACACTTATATCTTTTGAATCTTTTCTTGTTTTATCAATTTCATTATCTCCAACTTTCCCATCAACCGCATATTCTTCTTTTTCTCTATCATATAAATTATTTATTTGGTCTGCCAAATCTTTAGATATAAAATAAGTGCCTACGAAATCAGTCATTTATTCACTATCTCTTTGTCTTCTGACTGCTCTTCTTCCTTACTGTTTACACTTTTTAAAAGATGTTGTGCAAAAACTTGATATGCAACATCTAATTGTTCAAATTCGTACTTAGCTATTATCATCTTTTTTTCTAAAGCTATTAACTGATTATATAAGTGCATTTCTTTTTTATTTGATGTGTCAATATTATATTGTTTACCATCTATTGAAACAGTATTTATTTTTGGGTCTATTCCCTGTTTTGCAAGATTTGTTAAATCGTGATAAATTTGATTGCTTATTTCTAATCCCATAGTTTACTCCTTTTATGGTTTAGTGGGCCATGAAAACCCGTCATCAGACATAGACTGATATGTATTAGTTATATCTCTTAATGCTTGGCGATATGTTGCCATTGCTGTAGTTAAAGTATTATCAGATAAAGCTAGATAATCAGTCTGTGCTAAAAGATAATTTCTAGTATCTCTTAACTCCTGAAGATTTCTAGACGCAATTTCTTCTGGGCTTTCATAGTAAGGATTTGTAAAGGATGAGCCATCATATAACCAATCTACCTCACAATCAGCAGGGCAATCTGAAACCCAAAACATACTGGAGTGAACATCAAATTCTGTATCTGATACTTCCACAACCTTTCCATCTAATATTAATGCACTTGCCATTACTTACTCCCTATTAAAAAAATTGTTCAACTACAACGACACCTGAACCGCCAGACGCACCGTTACTAGTTCCTGCACTTGTACCTGACCTACCTCCACCTGCACCACAACCTAAAGCACCAGCTACACCACTTACCTGAGCATTTCCACCTGTAGATATTGAATTACCCGGACCTGCTCCAAAAACAGTACCACCTCCGCTACCCGGATGATTGAAACCACCATTTTCGTTAGCACGACTAACCATCATAGCGTGGTTTCCTCGTTCTCCTCTTATATTAAGATTACCACCAGAACCTATTCCACCATTACCGCCGAACTTAGTTGTATTTTTAAAATCATCACTAGCATTGTGAGTACCACCCCAAGCACCACCACCACCTCCAGTAGCTGAAGCATAATTTCCAAAACTAGATGTACCACCTGAGTTTCCAGCTAAGTTACTATTATTTATTGAAAAGTTCGGCGAGTTGCCACCATTACCAATTGTAACACTAACACTATTTACATTAGCGACATTTATAAATTCAATAGCAGTGCCACCACCGCCACCGCCAGCACCAGCACTTTTTGATGTAGCTCCACCTGAACCACCGCCGCCACCTACGACAGTAATTTTAATTCCTTTACAGTTTGATGGTTTGTTCCATGTACCACTTGAGTTAAATACAGAAACAGTTGGTGCCGCACCACCTGCAGAAACTGTAGCAGATGTTAAACCTGTAACGTGTCCATATGTATCAAGTGTTACATCTTGGATAAATGTAGTACCACTGTTATTTACAGATGATTGAGAAGAAGTATCAGCATGGCTTATTGTACCTGACCCAGTAATTGTACCACCAGTTAATCCACCACCAGTAGCAACACTTGTTACTGTACCTGTCTGGGCCCCTGATGCAATGCCATCTAACTTTGTACCATCAGATGCTATATCTCTGCCGTCTACTGTGCCTGATACGACTACGTTGCCTGTTACGTCAATGCCTGTTGAGGTGGTGTTTAGTTTTTCAGAACCATAGTGAAAAAGTCCAACTTCACCAGTAGAACCATCACAGTAAACATAGCTAGTCATACCTCCAGAACCATTATCAGATTGCAAAACAATATCTTGGTCATCTGTGGTATTTCTAATTAATAATCTACCTGTTCCATTTTGCTCTATACGAGAATCTGTAGCATCGTGATAAATCTGTAGGTCAGCACCTGCACCTAACTTGATAATATCATTGTCACCCATGTTAAGGTGTGTCGTTAGAGTAGTCTCACCTGTAACACCAAGAGTACCTGCTATTTGTATGTTATTAGCAAGTTTATCTCCTGTGACAGCATCGTTAGCTATATGAGCAGTGTCAATACTGCCATCTACATAGTGTTCAGAGTCTATGGAGTCGTCTGCTATTTTTGTGCCATCTACGATGTCAGCAGCAAGATGTACTCTGTCAATTGAACCATCAGTATAATGCTCTGAATCTACAGCATTATCAGCTAACTTTGTTCCATCAATAGCGTCTGCTGCAATGTGTGCAGTATCAATTGACCCATCTACATAGTGTTCAGAATCAATTGAATCATCAGCTATCTTTGTTCCATCAATAGCGTCTGCTGCAATGTGTGCAGTATCAATTGACCCATCTACATAATGCTCTGAATTAATTGAATCGTCAGCTATCTTTGTGCCATCAATAGCGTCTGCTGCAATCTTGGTAGTTGTAACTTGTAAGTTACCTATGTGAGCAGTATCAATTGACCCATCTACATAGTGTTCAGAATCAATTGAATCATCAGCTATCTTTGTTCCATCAATTGCATCTGCAGCTATTCCTGCTGTGTCAATCTGTGGTCCTTCACCTGATGTGCCATCGTGTGAGTGTCCTGTTGTACCGTTAAACGCTGCCTGTACCGCATCAAACTCGCCGTCAAGATCTGACGCATTGATGACGTTACCATCGGCAATGTTGTTAGCGGTATCATTACGTGTGTAACCTGTACCCATTTTTATCTCCTAGCGTTAGTAGAATACTGCAATGTAGCAGCATCTATTGTAAAAACAGCGTCCGTATTAGTTCCTGTTGTTTCATATAATATTGACACTGTAAATCCTGAACCTATTGTTTGTACTTCATATGTAGCTTTTTGCTTTACTCCAAACAAAGATGTTCCATAAATACCTGAACCGTATGTTATTGATGCCGCTGCATCGCTTGATAATATCGAGTCAGGTTGAATACTATCGGGTTGGTCAAAATCAAACTTAAGTGAATATTCAAGATCAAAATCACCATTTACATCTAAATATGTTACACCCTTGTATATTGTCTTTCGTACAGTCGGATCGCCCAATGGGATAAACGGAGTGGCAAACGTAGCAGGTATGTCTGTGCCTGCGAACGTATTCCCTTGTTCCATTTGATATACAAATCCATCTGCATTTGCAAAGTAAATTCTTTCTGCGAAACCGTCGTACTCACTGTAAGTTACAAAAGCATTTATGCCACGTGTATCGTTGAATGCTATGCCAGTTTCTAGTTGAGTTGCACCAATCCCTTTTGCTGCATCGTTGGTGTATGTTGAGTTATATCCAAATATTCTGTATTGACTTTTTTCACGAATAACTGTACTTGAGAAACCATTTGGACTGCTACTTATTAAATCAAGTATCTCAACCTGTATTGTTTTTGATACAGCCGCAAGACTAAAGTCACCTATCTTATCTGTAGCAGAGAAAAGTCTGAGTCCATCAGGACCTAAGAATATAACGTCACCACCTATCTCTTGAATGGTATCTTCAGCAACACATCCTAAGTCTCTTGATACTGGTTGTAGTTGAAAGTCACCTACACTGTTGCCATTAAGAACGTTTATACTACTTTCACTAAATACGATAAGTCTTTCACGGAAAACAATTAATCCAGTTATTGTATCAGCTACGTTTATTATACCACCGCCACTCGCACTTGTAAAGTCCGTATCGTCATAAGGAGCAGAAAAAACAAGACTTTTACCGTTTCCGAGAAAGATGTGGTTCTTGAAATTGATTACAAAGCTAGAACCTGATGTATCAGTCGGTAAAGAGGATAGTTGTTCAAATGTAGTTCCGTCAAATCTGTAAGGCTTGCCTGTACCATCTACAAGCATAATCTTCTCTGTACCGTCAAAGTCGTACTTAAGAAATCGTACTTTGCCTGTTCCACCTACTGTTGTACCTGCACTGTTATAAGTAGCATTGTCACTTATCTGTGTCCATCCTGAACCACTAGACCTAAATAGATCATCACCTCTTACAGCATAAACATTACTACCATAACGCTGTAGACCTCTGATAACACCTGTGTTACTTACGGCATTTGTATCAAACTTAGTGAAACCTTCTATTCGAGTGTATCCACCAAATATTGATGGCTCAAAGTTACGAAGTATTCTTGCCGATCCGGGAGCTTGAAATCCCTGTTGATACGGAGATAGGTTGGTTATCAAACCACCCTTAAACTCAAACGAATGTGTCTGCCATCTATCAGGCATTAAACAGCCCTTGCATATACGTTTTCATTAACAAGTAAAGTTCTCATTTGTTTCAAACCATCTTCAAACTTACGGAGAGATAATGTAGCTGATTCAAGATTGTCTCTGAACATGTATGAGTGGTACATTGCACCATCCACAATTACGTGTTTGAATCTGAATGGTATTGTTGGAACGTCTTCATCGTCTTCTAGATCTGCAGGTATCATAAAAAATTCGTACTCTATTGTGTAAGCTTTATCAGGCATAGGTGCAACAATGATATCGCCATCCTGTGAACGAACGATATATTCAGGAACTGTACCTTTTGTGGTATCAGTCTCGCCTTCTTGATCGATGTACCTGTCTACATATTCATCGTAGCTTAATTGTTTTAGTCTTCTTGCTTCGTTGAGATCGAGTGAAGCATTACGTAAGATACGAACAGTATCAAAATCGGTGTACTTTGCATTCTCTGGTAAAGGATATCTTAGTTCACCTGCAGTAAGAGTTATGTCATCTGTGTTGTGGTTGAAGGGCCAGTTGAAATGTTTTTGGTTTATATCACGGATAGAAGCATTGATAGCATCTTTGACTTGTGCATAAAAGCCTGTAGCTGTGGCAAAATTACTTGTTGTTAATTCTGTTTCATTAAGTCTACGGCAAACTTCATTTGTAAGGGAGAGATAATCATAAGCCATTAGTTTTTCTCCACAACTCTTATACGAACTTCTTCTTCACGAACAGTGGCATCACTAGCAGTCACACGACACACAATCTTGTATGTTGTGAAAGCAGTACCACTGCCTAAATATATTGTAGCAACTGTATTTGTATTGGTACGACTAACAAGTTGTAAACCATTTACAATCTGACTGTCTGACCAAGTTTGTAATGTGCCGTTCTCATCATAGATCTTCCATACTATAGATGATATAGTATCACTACCGAGAGCAGGCTTCCAGTTGATTGAGTAATCCAGTTGTTCGTCTGGATCTTTATCGGGCCATTTCAAAGCCATTAAGCAGCCCTCCTTTGTGAGCTTGATTGATCTGGTAAAACACTAGCTATTCTTGAAGAGCTTGACTGTTTTGTTAGAACACTAGCAACGTTTCTTCTATCGTAAGCTGTCGCACTAAATACTGTAACAACCCCAGTGGCTGTGATCGTACCTATAGACATTGTACCTACAACGCCTGTACTAAAGTGAGTGAAACTAGTTGTTAGTGTTCCTACTGCACCAGTAGCCGATACTGACTGAAGTCTTTCTTGAACATCTATCTCAAAGCCATCTACTTGTACTTGTTCTACTTCACCTGTAGCTGAGACACCTGTTACACCTGCACTTGTTACTAAGGATACAGTTCCTATAGCACCTGTAGCCGATACAGACCTAAGTATAAATGGTATAGTTCTAACTAAACCAATGGATACTGTGGCTGAAACACCTGTTGGTATAACTTCGCTTACATCAACTTCAAGACCATCAAACGCTACTGATGCAACTGTACCTACAAGTTCTAATGTCGGTAAATTTATAGTGGGTGTTACACTACCATAGATTGCACTGCCATATCTTCCTACGCCATATATAGCATCATTTGCACCCAGTATAGCACGTGCATTTAAAGTGCCTATACTACCTGTAGCAGATACACTTGATAAAACCTTTTTAAGATCTACAGTAACACCATTTACAGAACCTGTAGCACTAACACTATTAAGTGCTTCTTTAGGCTGACTTTCTACAGTTCCTAGTGCAGTTGTTCCTTGAACACTTGCAAGTGTAAAGGTTATATCTTCAACAACAGTAGATACAAAACCTGTAGCACTAATACTATTAGCTGTTAGATTATTAGAATTAGTTAGTATTCCTACTGCACCTGTACCTGCAACTCCTGTTAGAGTTACCGATAAGGTAGCAAAAACACTTCCTATCTGTCCAGTACCTGATACACTAGCTAGTGGTTCGTCAACATCTAAAGTAAGACCATTAACTCCACCTGTAGCTGATACACTTCCTGTTTGTTCGGCTATGTTACTCTGTACTGTTCCTAAAGAACTAGTAAGAGCAGGGGTAACATTAAGTGGTTCTGTGATATCTACTTCAAATGCATCTATATGTAAAGTACGTGTAAGAGCAGTTGCACTGACTCCTGTTAAAGAAACAGTACCGCTTACAAGTCCAAAACTCGCAGTACCATAAGTACCAGAGCCATATATAGCATCAGCAGTATCGTAGAACGACATGTTCTACCTCCTTAAGCTATACGTATTACAGCGTTAGAAGCGTCAGCAGTTGGGAATTGAATAGTCAAGTCACCTGCAGTGGCAGATACTGTACCACCAAAATCAATAACAGCGATAGCAGAGTTACTGTTTGCTGTGTTGTATATGATACAACCATCGGCAGATACAGTTACGTTACTGAATACCTCATCAGCAAAGTCTACAGTAGCAGTTGTACCGTCTGTTGCAATAGTTGCACTATCTAGCACTTGACCGCCTGCAGTATAGTTTGTACCTGATGCTTCATCAGAGTTACCTGTTACATCAGAATAGTTAGTTGTAGCAGCACCATATGTACCTGATGGGGATGCTTTTATGAGTGCTATTTTAAGTGAGTCAGTATCAAGGTCGTGTAAACCACCTAGTAACTCAGATTTAAAACTAGTACACATTGCAGTTGTAATAGCCATTTATCTCTCCTTCGGCTTAATTATAGAGAAGTTTGAAAGAACTCCTCTAGGGATACTGTTATATTTACAGCACTGTTTGCACTCGCAAGACCTCGTATCTTATCACTACCAATCAAATACAAAGGATAATCTGTAATCTGTAGTAGTGAGTTTGCAGGTAGTTCAACAAGTTCTGCTAAAGTATAAAACGTTGTTGATGCTGCGTCGTACCAATCTAAACTAAATGTAACCAAAGAACTAGAAGCATTGTTGATGTATATGCTGTTTACTTCGGTTGTAAATCGTGCAGGCACTGTGTAAATATCTTGATTGGCTGTTGTCAATTGTAAAGCAACGGTTCTTTTTTTACGTTCAGCCATGCTTAGTTCTCTATGTAAATAATATCAAAAGTTGTTGACACTCGTAAGTCAGCATTTGAACTATCTGCTATTGCACGAAACTCAATATCTGTTTTTTCAGGTATAGGTTGTGGGCAAGTAATATCTTGATGATACGAGCCTTCAAACAAATCAAACTTTTGTTGAGTACGAAATACACCATTCAATTCTCGTGTAATCATTCTTATTGTAGCAACTTTATTGTTCTGTACTGTAAATGCTGTTGTATCTATCTGAAACAAATAAGCTGTGTATCCTGCAGGCACAGTCCACAGTGCCATTAAACTTTGCTGTTCATCTGAATCAATAGAAGCATAGGTTGTACTGCTATTTGTGATGCTTATATCACCTGCAGCTGCTGTACTACCTGATACAAATGCACGATAAACTCGTAAGAAGCTACCTGTTGTTGTCGCTGTTCCTGATGCGTTTAAGGTTACTTCCTCAGATAATTCAGCATAGTTTGTGTCTAAGCCTTGAATCGTAACTTTGACACCACTGTCTGTAGCACCTGATGCACTAGTTGCTGTCATTGTTACAGCACTAGATGGGTAAGCATATATACCACCTACATCCCAGATGGTTTCTTCTACGTTTTGTATTACACCGTTGTATCCAAACTTGAATACACGTTTGTGTCCATCTATAAGTCCACGAGATACTTGTAAGAAATAAGGATATGATCCTACACCACCACTAAAAGTAATTACATTTGGATATGACGTGATGGACATCTATTTTATTTTTTCTGCTTCAAGTTTCTCTTTGAGTTTGCTAATACGTCTGTAATGTTCACGTATCTTACTTACTCTAATTGGATTTCTTAAATACCTATCTATGTTTTCTATTTGTCTTTGTGTAAGGAATTTGATAGGTTTAGCGTTAACTGGTATAAGTATCTTTAAATTTTTTTTTTGTTTTAAGTACTTTGTACACTTTCAAGAACTTTTAATTTTGCGTTTGTTTCTGTTATATCTTTTAATGCTTGATCTAATACATTTAATGGGGTATTAGGAGCATTGAGTAAGCCTTCTGCATTCTCAATTTTTAGTTTGTATTGAAACGCTAAAGCTTGTGCCGCTAGTTTCTTCATAGGTGTACTCCTTTTAAGGATTATACAGATAGATTAGCTAGATGTCAATCTCTTTGTATCTTCGTACGCCTTTTTAATCTCTTCGATAGTTCGCTTACAACCTATGCACACATTGTCTTTGAGGGTGCAAATGCCAACACACGGACTCAGAATCTTCCTACCCATTTACCTACAAACCAAGCCATTAATCCTGCAAAGAATATCACAATTATAGCAGCTAGTCCATACCCTAAATATTCCATCAACTCTTCTCTACGTTTCTGTGCCATCTTTTCTTGATAGCGTCTTGACTTACGAGCTTCTGCTTGGAAGGCTTGCCAATCTTGCCAAAGTCCGGGTCTACCTAGATAAATCATCATCTTCTTGAGTTCTTCTTCTTTTTCATTTATCTGCTCAAGAGCCATGAACTCTTCTAGATCTGAACCACCTACACCTTTAGCTTTCTTTTGTTTTGCTTTCTTTTCTAATTCTTCTTTAGAAAATACAAAATCACTTATATGTTTTGCACACCCACTCAGTTCTTTACCGTTGGACACAAATTGCTTGATAACTGAAAAGGCAGCATTGGCTGCGGCTAATTCTGCTAACACCTCTTATTCTCCCCCTACTCTTCTTTAATTATTTTTTCTTTACTGGTTTGCAGTATGCCGTTATGTGTAAATCAGGTCCTTCCAATTGAGGTACAGATGGTTGCTTATGTAGTCGTTCTGCAAAGTACAAGCATCTGTCTATATCTTGGAAGGTTTGTGTTTGGTCTACTACTCTTATTCCCATCATAAACACAAGCACAAATTCAATCACACTGGTACTCCTTGTACCTCCTCATCATCTTCTTTATGGCATTCGCAATTGCACTCTTCACAATCACACTCATAGCATTCACATGTTGCACATTTCTTCTTTTCTTCCGTCATGTCTTAGTACCTTTCAACTCCATCTTTCTTTGTATAATAGGCATTTTAGAAAAAGGCTCTTGCTTTGATCCTACAACACCTGTGTAATGACCATATACTTTTCGTTTTGTTCTTTCATCGTCAAACACGTTGTCATCTTGCTGTGCAGGTCTTGGAACTTGATACCTTTTCACATCCACTCTCCATTCTTCATAGCCAAAGATAACTTCATAGCTCTGTTGCCTACCTGATTTGCCCATCTTGAGTCAATCATTTCTTCACAAGCTCGTGCGTAGTCTTCTGTTTCTATCGCTGCCCACATATTTTTAAATTTCATAAGACGAGGAACACCCATATTAAATGACATGTCAATAAGCACCATTTGTCGTACATCGTTGAGTTGATTTACGATTGGCTTGTTGGCTAGTAATTCTTTTTCTACAATTGCTATATCGTTCATGCAGAGATAGTGTGCTTCTTCTTCGGTAAGACCTATTTCGTAAACATCTTCCATAGTTTTGTTTATGAAAGATAGCTCACCATCTGTGATACCTCTGTCTTCTAAGTTACGACCGATTCCAATCGTATCGATTCCTAAATGGTCCTGATAGACTCGTAATCGAAGTCCTTCGTGTAAAGCTATTAATTTTACTAATTCGCTACGTTCGTACTTCATGCTTTCTTCCTTGTTGTCGGCTTGCGTTTTCTGCCTGATGCAGTAACAGACCACTTAACTTTGGCAGGTCCTGTCTTTTTCTTTGCTTCTTGTTTAGTTATTCTACTGGCTACAGCTTTTGGTCTACATGCAGGATATGGTCGTTTGCTTTTTTCCTTACCAGATCGACCACACTTCTTGCCAGTTTT